TTGGAACCGCTTTCACCAGCGGCGACTGAGTGACCTCTAAAGCGCCGCCACCCGCGCCGTGCTGGCTGAACTGGAGGGTGTGGAATGACCTGCCCGCCATGTAATCACAACTGCAACGAAGGGCGTGACTGCCCAGCGAGGAAAAAATGAACCGCGAACAGATCCTAAGCACCGCAATCCAATACATCACCAAAGACCGCGATGCCACGCATGGCGATGCAGAAGACAGCTTTGAGAACATCGCAGACCTCTGGTCATGGTGGATGCAAGGGCGCGACAGGTGCGTTTTTGATGGCCTTGACGTTTCCATGATGATGGTGCTGTTCAAGATCGCCCGCATCAAAGGAAACCCAACTCACGTTGACAGCTATGTGGATGCCGCCGGGTATCTGGCAATCGCAGGGGAAATCCAATGTATGGAACGGTAGATCGACTGAAGGACGAGCGGCTGTTAATGGCGTTGCACCTCGTCGAGAACGTGGGCCTAAGCCACAGCAAAGCTGCCGATCTGGTGGGAATGACCAAGAATGCCTGCATCGGTGCAATCAATCGAGTGCGCAACGAACAGACAGGCGTTCACAGCATCTTACGAAACACAGCCAATAAAGACCGCAGCCAAAGAGCGCTATGGTGGTTTGATCCGACATCGGAATTTGGCCTGTCTGTGCTTGATAAGGTTGCCAGATTGAAACAGCAGCCAAATTGATGTAAGATGCCGCAGCGACCGACACCGCTATGTGTCGAGATGAGGTATGTCATGGCTGCTGGTAGACCAACTGATTACACGCCCAAGATCGTCAAGGCCGCGTGGGACTACGCCAAGGGCGGATGGATCGCAGCAGGTGACAAGGTGCCATCAGTCGCGGGTCTGGCTTGCGAAATTGGCATTCACCGAGAGACCTGTCATGATTGGGCGCGGGACAAGGACAAAGAATTTTCCGACATCCTCAAGGCAATTGCGCAAAAGCAAGAGCGGGAGTTGCTGAATAATGGCCTGTCTGGTGACTTCAACTACTCGATCACCAAGATGATGCTTTCCAAGCACGGCTACTCTGACGCGACGAAGCAGGAACTATCTGGGCCATCAGGCGGTGCAATACCAATCGAGATCAAGCGAACCATCATTGATCCATCAGAGGCGTGACATGGGCATTTTCGATTTTCTCACTCCAAAGGCTGACGGATTTGCATATGACCCAATGCGTCTGCCTGCTGGGGCTGATCCAGAAAATGACCCTGTTGTTGGCTATGATGAACTAGGCCAGAAGATCCGTAGATCGCGGTTCGACGGCACGCAATACTTGTTCGAGATGACGCCGCCTAAAACGCAATCGGTGATCAAGGGCGCGTATCGTGAGGCAACAGCCAACCCGCTGGGCTTCACTGGTGACTTGCTCAGTAATGCCGTGCAAAGCGCTTGGGATGCCATCTCAGTGCCGCGCAGAGCGATGGAAGGCCAGCCGCTGACCTATGGCGACATTGCAGGGCTGACAGGCATGATGACGCTTGGCGCTGGTACTGCAACCGCACCTGCTGGCGCATTGCGTATGGGCGCAGCGCGTGAAGGCCGACCGCCAGTGACATTTGCTGATGCCGAGCGGGCCATGCAGGAAGCGCAGGGCATTCGCGCCTACCAAGGCTCACCGCATAACTTCGCAGCTGAGCGCCTTGTGCGGATGCCTGACGGATCGACACAATACATCGTTGGTGCGCCTGACGTGCTGCCGGACGTTCCCACTGGTGCAGAGGTGTTGCAGGATTTCCCGCTTGGCCGGATGCGGATGGATAAGCTGGGAACGGGTGAGGGTGCACAGGCTTATGGGTCAGGGATTTATGCGGCTGAAGCTGAAGATGTGGCGAAAACTTACCGTGATACATTGTCTCAAAGCAACAGGTTCACGCCTTACGTTACCTACAAGGCCGAGGAGTTGCTTAAGAACGCAGGTGGAAATTACGAAAAGGCTGCTGATGCTGCAAAACGTCTATTGACGGGCAACCTTGATCGACAGGAGGCCAAAGAAATAGGTGAAGTGGTTAAATTGCTTGACGCTAAGAAAGTTTCTAGCGGTAGCATGTATGAGGTCAACATCAATGCTGACCCCAACACTTTCCTTGATTGGGGAAAGCCATTGAGTGAACAGTCAGATAGTGTGCGTAATGTTATTCTGCCAATGTTTGGCCCAAATTCTGATAAACTAACAGGACAAGAACTATACAAAAAGGCTTCTGGTTTCGATCCAATGGTAAATGTCGCTCGAAAGCAAGGTAACAGTGCAGAGAAAATGTTGCCTTTGATATTTCCAGATGCTTCTCCAGACAAGATTGCTCAGGCCATTAGTGCGGCACGCAACACTAGATCTGGAGACAAGATTGCATCAGATATGCTCGCCTCAAAAGGAATCCCTGGGATTAAGTTTTTAGATGCAAGATCACGTTATACGCCATCCAACTTACCAAACAACCCGATTTCTAATGAAGCGCGGGCGTTTTTAGATCAGGCGAATGGTGATGCTGAAATTGCTCTGCAACTTTTCAACAGAAGCAACCCGGCTGAACGATTTGCTACAACTGAGCGCGACGATGTGCGGAAGGTGATTGAGACTGCTGGACGTACTGCAACCCGCAACTTCGTTGTCTTTGATGAGAACCTTATCAGCATCGTGCGCAAGTATGGCATCGCTGGCGCAGCGGTGATGCTTGGCACATCAGCAGATCAAATCTCGCAGACTCTGACCGAGAACATGACGCAGGAAGAACTCAACAACTTAGTGTCAGGCACATAGTGAACCTAAACATCAACACCCCGCGCTGGGCTGTTCCAATCCTCAAGAAAGAACACGCCCGCTACATCGGCGCATTCGGTGGGCGTGGCTCTGGCAAGTCAACCTTCTTTGCCGAATGGATCGTTGAACGCTGCGTGATGAAGCGCACAGATGTGGTCTGCGTTCGTGAGGTGCAAAGGTCACTAAAGCAATCCGTCAAGAAGTTGATCGAAAACAAGATCCAAGAACTGGGCGTTGGGCATATGTTTGAGGTGCAGCTGGCCGAGATCAAATGTCCGCATGGTGGCGTGATCATTTTTCAGGGGATGCAGAACCACACAGCCGACAGCATCAAGTCGCTCGAAGGCTTTGACATTGCTTGGGTGGAAGAGGCGCAGTCGATCAGCCAGTTTTCGTTAGACCTGCTGCGCCCGACAATCCGCAAGCCCGGCTCGCAGTTGCTGTTCAGTTGGAACCCACGCTATGAGGACGATCCAGTTGAATCATTGCTGCGTGGAAGCAACGCTCCAACCGACAGCATCGTGGTAGAGGTCAACTATTCCGACAATCCGTGGTTTCCAGACGTGCTGCGGGACGAGATGCAATACGACCTAAGACGTGATCCAGATAAATATCTGCACGTTTGGAAGGGCCAGTATGTTCGCAACAGCGAAACGCGCGTGTTTAAGAACTGGGTGATTGAAGACTTTGAAGCGCCGCCGGATGCTGTCCATCGGTTCGGTGCAGACTGGGGCTTTGCAACAGATCCAACAGTCTGCGTTCGCTGCCACATCATAGGCCGCAAGCTATACATCGACTATGAGGCTTATCAGGTCGGCTGCGAAATCGTTGACACGCCATCGCTGTTCATGTCCATCCCAGAGGCTGAGAAATGGCCAATGGTGGCCGACAGTGCCAGACCTGAGACGATCAGCCACATGCGTCGCAATGGCTTCCCCAAGATACAATCAGCGGTCAAGGGCGCGAAGTCTGTCGAGGAAGGCATTGAATGGCTGAAGTCGTTTGACATCGTTGTTCACCCGCGGTGCAAGCACACGATTGACGAACTGACGCTGTATAGTTTCAAGACCGATCATATGACGGGCAAGATTCTCCCGGTGCTGGAAGACCGCGACAACCATGTGATCGACGCGGTGCGCTATGCTCTGGAAGGTGCGCGGCGGGCTAACGTCCAGCAGAAGCCAAAGGCCCGGCCAGTGGTCACAATGATGCCAATGGCAAGGTGATTGTTTTATCCGCCAAAAGCGCCTATAATGGCGCGGAATGAATTGCGAGGAACAACTGTGGCAAGAGTGACCAGAAGTGAACGGCTTGCAACAGTGCATGAAGATGCGCTGCAAGAGTTCAATGACATTCAAAGCGCCATGCGTGAAGGCCGTCTGCAATGCCTTGAGGATCGTCGCTTTTATTCCATCGCCGGGGCGCAGTGGGAAGGCAACCTTGCAGAGCAGTTCAACAACAAGCCACGCTTTGAATTTAACGAAGTTCACTTGTCGGTGATGCGGATCATCAACGAATATCGAAACAACCGCATCACGGTCGATTTTGTGTCTAAAGACGGCACATCAGACGATAACCTGTCTGACACCTGCGACATGCTATTCCGTGCAGATGAGCAAGACAGCGGTGCGGATGAGGCGTATGACAACGCCTTTGAAGAGGCAGTCGGCGGTGGATTTGGTGCATTCCGTCTGCGCACTGAATACGAAGACGAATATGATTCCGAGAATGACAACCAGCGCATTCGGATCGAGCCAATCTATGATGCCGACACGACTGTGTTCTTCGACATGGATGCCAAGCGCCAAGACAAAAGAGATGCCCGGCTATGCTATGTCCTGACGGCAATGACGCGCGATTCGTATAAGGCCACTTGGAACGATGACCCTGACACATGGCCGCACGAAATCCACCAGAACGAATTTGACTGGTCAACGCCTGACATGGTGTTTGTCGCCGAGGTTTTCCGCGTTGAGGAAGCATCGGAACTGATCCGCACGTTCCGATCCATTGATGGTGAAGAAACGCGCTATAGCGAGAAAGACTTCGCTGACGATCCAGAACTTGAGAACATGCTGACGGCCACGGGTCAGGTCGAGGTGCGTCAGAAGCGTGTGAAGCGCCGCAAGGTGCATAAATACATCATGAGCGGCAATAGCATTCTGGAAGACAGTGGTTACATCGCCGGGTCTGAAATCCCGATTGTGCCTGTCTATGGCAAGCGCTGGTATATCGACAACATCGAGCGCTGCATGGGCCAAGTTCGCATGGCCAAGGATGCGCAACGGCTCAAGAACATGCAGCTATCTAAGCTGGGCGAAATCTCTGCGCTGTCCACGACCGAAAAGCCGATCTTTGCAGCCGAGCAGGTCGCTGGCTATGAGATGATGTGGGCCGAGGACAACCTGAAGAACTATCCCTATCTGCTGATCAACACCATGACGGATGCCAACGGCAACGAGGCACTGGCTGGGCCTGTGGCATACACCAAGCCACCGCAAATTCCGCCCGCACTGGCTGGCCTGTTGCAGATCACCAGCCAAGACCTCACTAATCTGTTGGGGAATCAGCAGGCTGGAGAAAAGATGGTTTCCAACATTTCGGGCAAGGCCGTGGAGTTGATCCAGACCAAGATCGATATGCAGACCTACATCTACATGTCAAACATGGCCAAGGCTATAAAACGCGCTGGGGAAATTTGGCTTTCTATGGCCCGCGATGTGATGGTTGAATCGGGCCGGAAGCTAAAAGGCGTTGGCTCTCAGGGCCAAACGTCCACAGTGGAACTTGCCAAGCCCGTGCTGAACCAAGAGACTGGCGCTGTGGAATACGAGAACGACCTGAGCAAAGCCAAGTTTGACGTTGCAGTTGAGGTCGGGCCATCATCGGAAACTAGACGTTCCGCCACTGTGCGGTCTCTGATGGCTATGATGCAACTAGCAATTGATCCAGAAACGCAACAGGTGCTTGGATCAATGATTATGTTGAACATGGAAGGGGAAGGCATCTCTGACGTGCGTGACTTCTTCCGCAACCGCCTAATCAAGATGGGCGTAGCCAAACCGACCGAAGAAGAACAGCAGGCATTGCTAGAGGAACTGCAACAGGCGCAGTCGCAGCAGCAGCCCGATCCACAGGCGCAGTATCTGCAAGCCGCGGCAATGGAAGCGCAGGCCAAAGCAGGTCAGGCGCAGGCCAATACAGCATACACCTTGGCACGGGCCCAAGAGACCAAAGCCAAGACCGTTGAAACGCTCGCTGGCATCCAGCAGAAAGAGCGCGACAGCGTATTGAACACGGCGAGAGCATTGCAAAGTGCTGTATCGCCCGGAATGCGGCAACCGCCCAGCCGCACATTCTAATGGGTGAGAATTGAACGAGGATCGAATGGACGAAGATAAGGCAGAATTTGACGACGATCTAAATGAAGTTGAGCAGCCGGAAGTCGAAGAACCCGAAGGGGAAGAACTCGACACTGAGGGCGAAACGGATGATGTCGTTGTCAGCATAGATGGGGAATCGCCTGACCCAGAAGACGAGAAGGAAGTTAACGCTCCCACTTGGGTGCGTGATCTTCGCAAATCGTATCGTGAGGAAAAACGTCGAGCGAAAGACCTTGAGCAAAAGGTTCAGCAGCTGGAGCAGCGGACACAACCCGCGCAACAGCCGCTAGGCCAGAAGCCAACGTTAGATTCGGTTGACTACGATACCGACCGATATGAGACGGCACTTGCGGCGTGGTATGAAAAGAAGCGCCAGCATGACGACAGGCAACTATCCGTCCGGGCTGAACAGGAAGCTGTGCAGAAGGGATGGGAAAAGAAGCTTGAGGGCTATCATTCGGCGAAAGCTGATTTGAAGGTCAAGGACTATGACTTCGCAGAAGAAGTTGTCCAAGACACCCTAAGCGTCATGCAGCAGGGAATGATCGTGCAAGGTGCGGAAAATCCCGCATTGCTCGTTTATGCTCTGGGCAAGAACCCAAAGAAAGCGAAGGAACTTGCTTCTATAACCGATCCCGTAAAGTTCGCCTTTGCGGTGGCCAAGTTGGAGACCAATTTGAAAGTCACAAATCGCAAGGCGTCATCCACGCCGGAAAAGAAGATCAGCGGCACAGGCCGTCCTTCTGGAACGGTAGACAGCACCCTAGAACGGCTGAGAGCAGAAGCAGATCGCACTGGCAACTATACAAAAGTGGCCCAGTATAAGAAGCAGAAGCAATCGGCATAACCCATATAAGGACATGCCCAATGGCAAACTCTTTCAGTAAAGAAGAACGCGTTGCGTTCGAAGACATCCTAGACGCCTTTAATGATGCTCTCGTTTTGTCTTCGCTCGTCAACAAGTATAACACCAACGGCCAACAGATGGAGCGTTCGTCGGACACCATCTGGCGCCCCGAACCCTACATTGCTCAGTCGTTTGACGGTTCGGACGCTACGTCCAACTTCAAAGACTCAACCCAGCTTGCTGTGCCTTCGACCATTGGCTACCAGAAGCACTCGACGGCGCTGCTGACCGCAAAAGAACTGCGCGACCAGTTGCAAGAAAACCGTCTGGGTCAGGCTGCTGCTCAGAAGCTGGCTTCTGACATCAACGTGGCCGTTCTGACTGTGGCATCCAACCAAGGCACTATCGTTTCCAAGCGCACCACCGCTGCATCGGGCTTCACTGATGTTGCAGAGGTTGATGCTCTGATGAACGAGCAGGGCGTGATGATGAGCGACCGCAACTATGCGCTGTCCACCCGTGACTACAACGGCATGGCGGCTGACTTGGCTGCACGTCAGACCATGATCCAAATCCCGACCGAGGCGTATCGTCGCGCTTACGTTGGCGAAGTGGCTGGCTTCCAGACCTACAAGATGGACTATGCAAACCGCCTGACGGCGGCTGCTGGCACAACTGTGACGGTCAACGGCGCCAACCAATACTACACCCCCAAGGCCACTTCGACGGCTGCAACGGGTGAAGTTGCAAACGTTGACAACCGCTACCAAAACCTGACCATTGCTGTCGGTGGCGGCACGGTTAAAGTTGGCGATGCGTTCACCATCGCAAACGTCTTTGCTCTTCACCACATCACCAAGCAAAGCACTGGCGTTCTGAAGACCTTCCGCATCACCGCAATCGTCTCTGGTTCGGGCGGTTCGGGTGTGGTCACGATCAGCCCGCCAATCATCTCCAATGGCGGTTCGACCGATGCTGAAGCGCAGTATAAGAACGTGACCGCAACGCCTGCAAACGGCGCGGCTATCACCTTCTTGAACACTGTGACTGCAGCTGTGAACTGCTTCTGGCACCGCAGCGCCATCGAATTGCTGCCCGCATCGTTGGCTATCCCGACAGATGCTGGCGCTGACATCATGCGTGCCACGACCGATCAGGGCGTGGAACTGGTGATGCAGAAGCAGTTCGACATCAACACCCAGAAGACCAAGTATCGTTGGGATACTTTGTTTGGTGTGGTGATGTTGCAGCCCGAAATGGCTGGCATTCAGTTGTTCTCGCAGACCTAATAACAACTGGGAAGGGGCTTCGGCTCCTTCCCTACTTTCAAAAGGGGACTGACATGCCGATCAAAAAAGGTTACAGTAGCAAGACTATTGGTTCCAACATCAAGTTGGAAATGAAGCATGGCAAGCCTGCCAAACAGGCATTGGCTATTGCTCTCAGCACTGCTGAAAAGGCCGCAAAGAAAGCGGGCAAGCCATCAAAAGCGCCCAAGAGGAAAATGGCATGACTGTGATGCTCTACAAATCTCCGGGGCCGCACAAGTTTCATGGTGGCGATTTTGATTACATCGTTGTGGATGAGGCTGACGTTGATGCGTCTATCGCCGAGGGCTGGGCACTGACCACAACTGAGGCCAGCGAGAAGCCTAAGCGTGGCCGCAAGCCAAAGGTTGAGGAATAAATCATGGCCTTCACGAAGCGCGACATCATCAACCAAGCGTTTGCCGAAATTGGCATGGCCGATTATGTGTTCGACCTGCAACCGCAGCAGCTTGATAATGCGCTTCGCCAGTTGGACATGATGATGGCGACATGGAACGGCAAGGGCATCCGCGTTGGCTATCCGCTGCCGTCATCTCCCGGTGGCAGTGATCTGGACGAAGTGACAGGCGTGACCGACATGGCTCTGGAAGCCATGTATTTGAATTTGGCCATTCGGATCTCAAGTGGGTATGGCAAGACTGTCAGCCCAGACACAAAACTAGCCGCAAAATTCGCCTACAGCCAACTGCTTGGCAAATCGGCGCTTCCGATTGAGATGCAGATTGGCAATCAAACCGTTCCATCTGGTGCTGGCAACAAGGGCTGGCGCTACTACAACAACCCCTATTTGCGTCAGCCTACCGATCCTTTGACGGTTGGCTCTGACGGCATTCTTGATCTGGAGTGAATCATGGCTAACATCAATCAGCTTTCGTCAACTTCGACACTGCAAGGCGGCGATCTTCTAGCAGTCTGGGGCCAGAACAATGGCGACACACGGAAGGCTTCCATGTCGCTAGTGACTGACTACGTTGTTGGCACAATCGACCTGCCTGTAGCAATCATGCAAAGCCAATACTCTGCGCCAAGTGCAACTGGATTTACAGTGGCGATTGCGGCTGCAAACACATGGCTGGTGTTGAATCCAACCAACGCATTTGCGACCGGGACTGTTGTTCTTCCTAACAGCGTGGCAGACCTGTCGGTTGTTTCCATTGTCACGACCAAGGCAATCACGGCGCTTACGGTTTCTGTGTCTGGTGCTGCTGTAGTTGGTGCGCCGACATCCGCTGCGGCCAACACCGCTTTCACCATGCGTTACGATGCAGTGACCAACTCATGGTATCCTGAAAACCAAGCGTTTGTCACTCTGAGCGCGTTTGGGCAATCGCTTGGCCTAGCTGCAAACGCGGCTGATGGTCGCACCGTCTTGGGCCTTGGGACGATTGCAACGCAGGCTGCGGCTAGTGTGGCTATCACAGGAGGCGCAATCACTGGCATCACCGACCTTGCCATTGCTGACGGCGGGACTGGTGCGTCCACAGCCGCTAACGCCCGCACCAATCTAGGGGCAGGGGCAGTTGGTGGGGCAGTATTCATTGCCGCCACGGCGAATGCTGCGCAGCAGGCTATGGACACCGAGGTTGGCGTGGATGTGCAGGCATACGATGCTGACCTTGGCGCTTTGGCTGGCTTAGCTACGAACGGCATGATTGCCCGCACTGGTGCTGGAACGGCGTCTGTGCGCACCATTACTGCCGGGGCTGGCATCAGCATTGCGGATGGTGATGGCGTTGCGGGAAACCCTACGATTACATCAACAGACGTTTTGCAGAACGTCTCTGCCGCCACCATCGCTTCTATTGTCAACACGATCAACACCACTGGCAAAGCTGCTGGCAAGATGGTCTGGGATACCACAAACTCGAAAATAAAGGTGGCAACTGGTGCGCTTGCTGCATCGACTTGGGTAGACGCGGCTGGCACAAACGCTGTGACGCCATCTTAATATGACACAGCCACAAGTGCGTGGCATATAATGTAAAGGAAAGCAAAATGTCCACATATATCTACGCCACAGACGTAAGCACAAACACTGATGTCATCATCCCAACTGGACATACTTTGTATGTTGGCAGCACTGGCAACCAGCAATCGTTTGTGAGCGTCAATAACACGCTTGTGTCGCTGTCTAACCGCGCACAAGGTTTTGGTCCATATGCTGGTGAACGCATTGCAACCATTACCAACTATTACTCAACAGTTGAGTATGATGTTGGATTGACACCAACTCTGCGTAGTTTCCCAAATCTGTTTATTGAAAACATCCCCGGTGTTGGTCTGGTCGAACCTGCGGCAACCTTCGCCACGCTGACTTATGAAACCAACGCTGGTCTAGTTCGCCTTGTCAGCGCAGGTGCGCACGGTCTGACGGCGGCAATCGCTGTCGGTGCAAGCGTCTATGTGACGTGGGCAACAGGAACGGGCGTCAATGGTCTTTATGCGGTCACTGCGCTCGATGCTGACACAACTGGCGTCAAGATTACCATTAACTATCCCTATGTCTTGGGCCTTGGCACCCCGACAGTCGCAGTGGCGAACACAGTTGTCACGCTAGCATCTGTTACCATTCCTGCATGGTCAATGGGTATCGGCGGCGGGATGGAAATTGACTCGCTGTTCTCAATGACGAACAATGCCACGGTTAAAACGCTTGGCATGACACTTGCCGGAACCTCTATTCTGTCGGCAGCACTTGCAAACAATGCAAGCGTTTCTGTCCAGAAGAACTTGGTTAACCGTGGTTCCTCGACGATCATTACCAACTCCACAACATCGGTGGGACATGGCCTATCTACTGGTGCAGTAGTATCTGTGACTGCAGATGCCACCACTGATCTGGTGTTTGCAATCACGGCGCAACCCGCCACAGCGAATAACCTGATGCGCCTTGAATACTTCAAGCTCAACATCAACTTCTGAGGTCGTTGATGCAAATCCCAATTTTGTCGGGCATCTACGCAGACGGATCGCCAAACTTTCGGACATCATATCCGAAAAACATGGTTCCTGTTCCCAAAGATAATGGGATTTCAAAAGGCTATCTGCGGCCCGGCGAAGGGATTGTTGAACTAGGCACTGGACCCGGCATTAGTCGCGGGGCGATTAACTGGAACGGCACACTTTACCGCGTGATGGGGACACAATTAGTCTCTATTTCATCGGCCAATGTTGTGACGGTAATTGGCGATGTTGGGGATGGTGGCCGCGTTACGTTTGATTATGGTTTTACCTATCTGGCAGTGACATCGGGCGGTCGGCTGTATCTGTATGATGGCGCTACACTGACACAAGTGACTGACCCCGATCTAGGTGTGGCTCTCGATGTGGTTTGGGTCGATGGTTATTACATGACCACAGATGGCGAATTTCTTGTCATCACAGAATTGGACAACCCGTTTGCAGTGAACCCACTAAAGTATGGTTCATCTGAAGCTGACCCAGACCCGATCAAAGCGATCTGGAAACTTCGCAACGAAATCTATGCGCTGAATCGCTATACCATCGAGGTATTTGACAACGTAGGAACGGCAAACTTTCCGTTCCAACGGGTGACAGGTGCGCAAATTCAAAAAGGCACAGTCGGAACATTTGCCTGTTGCGTGTTCATGGATGCCATTGCGTTTATCGGCGGCGGTCGGAATGAAGCGCCAGCAATCTATCTTGGTGCAAACGGCAACGCGCAAAAGATTTCCACCCGTGAGATTGAAGAAGTCTTGCAGGAATATACCGAAGCCGAGTTGAGTATATCCTTCATTGAGGAAAAGATTGACCGGGCACACCAGCACCTAATCGTTCACCTGCCGCGTCACACATTTGTCTTTGATGGCGCTGCATCAACTGTCCTGTCTATGCCCGTCTGGTTCATGCTTTCGTCTACGCTTGTTGATGAAGACATCTGGAACGCAACCGAGTGCGTGTGGTGCTATGACCGCTGGAACGTGGCTCACCCAACAACTACCCAATTTGGCTATCTTGTCGATAACATCAGCACCCACTGGGGCGAGACCATTGGCTGGGAATTTGGCACGCTGATCGTCTACAATGCAGGCAACGGCGCTTTGTTCCATGACATGGAATTGGTCAGCCTGACAGGCTCAACGGCATTCGGTGTCGATCCCACAATCTGGACGCAGTATTCTGTCGATGGTATCACATGGAGCGTTGAGAAAGGCATCAGCGCAGGGACCATAGGACAGCGCAACAAGCGCCTAGTTTGGTTCCAGCAGGGGAACATGCGGAATATGCGGATGCAGCGCTTCCGTGGCACCTCTGACGCTCACATTGCCGTTGCAGCACTGGAGGCGCGGGTTGAACCGCTGGCATTCTGATGGCTGATCCAATAGTCCCAACACGCAACCAGATCGCCGCACTTGTTGGCAATGACCCGGCAATGGTCAAGGCGCTTGAGCGTCTGTTCATTGTTGCTGGGGATTTAACGCCTGCCGACATTACCACTCTGACGCAGTTGATTACTGACAACAGCTACGCCACTGGCGCATCTGACAATAAGGCCGAGGTTGCCACGTCCAGTGCAATTGCGGCACAGGCCACGGCTTCCACGGCTTGGGCTAATGCTGCCGCAGCGCAACAGACGGCTGATCTTGTTGCAACTGGGCCAGCACCAAGCGAACAGCGGATTGATCGCCTACAAGATGTCCGCGCATTTGGTGCAGCCAATGGATCAATTTTGGTTTATAATGCGACATTGGGAGCTTGGTTACCCGTTGTCGGCGCATCTGGGTCATTTCTTGCGGGCATCCAAACAGTTACCGTCGTGAACGGTCTCATCACAAGCATCGTCTAAGGAAACAACATGGCAGTGACACCCGTCAACATAATACCGCCCAAGCAGGCTGAGAGCAGCCAGACGACGCAATATACAGCAACTGGTGTCAAGGCGATCATTGACAAGTTCACAGTGACGAACACTTCCGCTGGGAGCGTGAACTTTTCGGTGAACCTTATCAACGCCAGCGGATCTGCGGGGGATAGCAACCTCATTATCAAGACACGTGGCATCGCTGTAAGCGAAACCTACACCTGCCCTGAACTGGTCGGCCAAGTTTTGGAAGCTGGGCAGTTCATATCAACGCTTGCCTCTGCGGCAACATCTTTGACGATTCGCGCTTCTGGAAGGGAGATTTCGTAATGGACGACATGATGATTGAATTTGGTTTGCCGAAGCAGAAAATCGTTTCGACATCCGAGAACCGTAAGAACCGCCAAGTGGTAATCGACGAGTGGAAGCTGGGGCCGGAAAAGGCAACCGTTGAACCGTCAGCCAATGGCCAGTTCTGGAAGGGTGTTGCGGCAGCTTGGGACATGAGCGAGAAAGAAGCTCGTCGCCGTCTCTGCGCTAACTGCGAATACTTCCAAAACGATCCTATGATGCAGGCCAAGATGGAAAGCATCCCGCTGGACAAGTTTGACATGGATGGCGGCGGCCGAGGCTATTGTGAGAAGTTCGACTTTATCTGCCACAACCTGCGCGTCTGTCAGGCTTGGGAAGAGGACGAGTAAATGGACTATCGCAGCCTTGCCAGCCAGATCGCAGTTGAAGAAGGCGTTGACCCTGACCTGTTCATGCGGCTGGTCGAGGCTGAGAGTTCATTTGACCCCAATGCCACATCGTCGGCGGGTGCGATTGGACTGACCCAGTTGATGCCCAGCACTGCAAGTGATCTGGGCGTTGATCCTACTGATCCCGTGCAGAACCTTCGCGGTGGTGCGCGATATTTAAAGCAACAAATGGATCGCTTCGGTGATCCAACACTAGCACTCGCTGCGTATAATGCGGGTCCGGGCAATGTCAGCAAATACGGTGGCATTCCGCCATTCCCAGAAACGCAAGCCTATGTTGATCGCATCATGGGCATGGTTTCTACTGGTCCTCAACCCGCACAAACTGCACCAGCGCAGGGTGACTTTGCGCGTGGGTTTCAGCCAGCCAAGACGTTAGCAGATCTATATCCCAAGCCAGTTGATCTAACGCAGTTCTATGATCCAGAGGCAATTCGCAAGAGATATATGCTCACATGACAAACCTTGATAAAGACCCGCTTTTCTGCGATACTGCGCGGGCTGAGACATTGGCCCACCAGCAGGCGCTATCCGAAGTGGATCAGCCGTTGCGTGAAATTCAGCCCATCCAAGACGTTCCTGCAATGCTGGATGGCATTGAATCCATGATGCTCACTGCGGATCAAGTGGACTGTCCTGTGCAGCATCACTTTGGGCCGGGCATCTACATTCGTGAAGTGTTCATGCCTGCTGGCACCTATGTCATGGGCCATGCGCACAAATGCGAACACATGAACGTCATGCTGAAGGGCAAGATGGCTGTGATCGTTAATGGCGAGGCTAAGGTTATTGAGGGGCCGTGCATCTTCATCGGCCAGCCCGGTCGCAAGTTTGCCTACATCATCGAGGACACGATCTTTCAAAACATCTATGCAACGACAGAAACCGACATTGAAAAGTTGGAAGACATGTTTGTTGAGAAAAGCGAAGATTGGAAAGATCTGATGGGCATTCAGCAGATTGACTTGGCTGTTCACGAATATCTTGGAGGAAAAGTGGCATGAGTTTTGTCGCAGCAGCCGTCGTCGGAAGCACTATCGTTAGCGGTGTTATTCAATCCAATGCAGCCAAGAAGGCATCAGGTCAACAAGCAGCAGCCGCAGGCAAGGGCATTGCAGAACAGCGCCGCCAGTTTGACGCTCTGCAAGTGCTGATGAAGCCCTATGTTGGCACAGGCACAACAGCGCTAGGCCAGCAGGCTGCTTTGATTGGCGTCAGTGGGGCAGAGGCCCAACAGACCGCCATCAACGCTTTGCAGCAAGGCCCAGAGTTCACATCTCTGGTGCAGCAGGGTGAGAATGCTATCTTGCAGAATGCGGCTGCTACGGGCGGCCTTCGTGGCGGGAATGTTCAGGGCGCTTTGGCTCAGTTTCGCCCACAGGTTTTGTCGCAACTGATCGAGCAACAATATAATCGTCTGGGCGGTCTATCGACAATGGGCCAGAATGCTGCGGTTGGTGTAGGCAACGCCGGGATGCAGACAGGCACGAACATCTCTAACCTTCTGGCCCAGCAGGGCGCAGCACAGGCTGGCGGAACGCTTGCATCTGGTCAGGCTTGGGGCAATGCAATCGGCAGCATCGGTGGCCTTTTGGGGCGCGGTGTGGCTTATCAAGGTTATACTCCACAGGGCGCAACAGCACCTCTGACATTCAATCAAGCAATGCTGGGGGGATTCTAAGTGGACCCGATCAACTATATCCTCGACGTAAAGAACCCCATTGAGGAAGCCATCAAGGGCTATACGATGGGCCGCAATGACATCGCCCAGCGTCAGGAACTGCAAATCCAACAGCAGAATGCTACAATGGCACAAAAGGCGTTTGAAGATCAGCAGACTGCCTTGGCAGAACAACGCGCTGCTGCGGAACAGCAAAAAGCACAGGCTGCTGCGTTTCAGACTGATCTAATGGGCCTAAAGCAAGCAGCAGATGCTGGAACGCTGACGCCTGACCTAGTCAATCAGTTTTCAATCAGCCATGCGACAAACTTTGATGAATTCAAAACTGCATTTACGGCAATATCAGATGCCCAGAAAGCATCGCAAACATCGTTCGGCATTAACTTGGCAACGAGTTTGCTTGGGGCTAGTCCAGAGGTCGGTGTTAAACTCCTGAATGAGCGGATTGCTGCAGCAGAAGCATCTGGGAATACGGATGAAGTTGCAAAATTGAAAGCAAATTTGGCGGTTGTGGAAATGGACCCACATGCGGCTGGAGTGAGTATGCTTGCTACGCTCAGTGCAACTGGTGCTATTGATAGCGCAACAATGAAGGGTATCCTTGACGCAACGCAACCAAACCAAGCCGCAGCAGATTCTACAACTGTTCAATCAAGCAACAACCTTGGGGGAATTGCTATTGTCCTAACAATGAAGGACGGTTCAGTTCAGATTAAAGATGCTAGAACAAATCAAATTGTAACTGGCCCAGCCGCAGACACATTGTTGGCCGAGGCAAATACGCTTCAAGCAAATATGACTGGTTCAAGGGAAGCTGCTGGAACCGCTGCAAGGCTAACCACTACAGCAGACCTTGGTGCTGCTGCGGCTGCTGCAACAGCAGGCGGTGCAAGCGCTGTCAAGTTAGGAACAGATGCTTATCTAAAAATTCAACCAATTCGCTCCAACATTGCAAACCTTGATAAGGCAATCAATCTTATTGAAGTCGAAGGCGCAAATACTGGTGTCATTCAGTCAAAACTACCAAACTGGAATGCTGCCACAATCGAACTCAATAACCTGCAAAGCCAACTTGGTCTAGATGTTGTTGGCGCAGTTACGTTTGGTGCGCTATCACAGGGTGAACTAGGTTTGGCTTTGCAAGTTGCTTTGCCGACTGATCTTGATGGCCCAGATTTGGCAAACTGGCTGCGCAGCAAAAAAGCGGCACAGGAAAAACTTGCAGACTATTTCACTGAGCAATCCAAGTTTTTCTCACGAGGTTATCCGCCGGGTCAGTGGTTTGATTTTGTCGACAGCGGCGAAAAAGACCTAAACAAGTGGATGAGAGCAAACCGTCCAAACTATGGTGCGCCAACCGAAGGGCAACAAACGCCAGCGGCAACAGAAACGGCCACTGCACCAGAAGCCCCAACAGCAGCAACCCCGGCTGGCGAAACAGAAGAGTTGGCGTTTCTCAGCGCTATGAAAGACAAATATGCGCGCGGCGAAACTTTTACGCAAGCTGAACTAAATAGACTGAATGTGATTGCGGCAAAGGGTAAATAATGGATAAAGATGCCGCCACGCTTGCAAAGGAACTACTAGCTAAGATTTCCGCACCGACAGGAACGGCTGCGCCCGCTGCTACATCTGCGGCAACAATGGCTGCGGATCTATTGAAGCGTGGTGCGCCAAGCACTGAAAATGTTGTCATGCAGGTTGAGGGTGGTGGCCGCATTGTGCAGATGCCACTGTCTGGGTCTGAAGGCACTGACATCACAACAGGAAAGCCAATCCCGCAATATACGTTTGTCAGCCCTGACTACTCGACAAACAATCAGACCATTGTGCGCGGCATTATGAATGGCATGTCGGTCAAAGACGCCATTGCACAAGGCGCTGGACAACCTGCTGAACCAATGCGCACGGCAGCAAGTGCTGAATCATTTGCTGCTGCTAAACAGGCGGCTGGTGGTCTTGTGGGCGGTGAGGGTGTTGTAAAAACCCCAGAAAGCATTCCGCTATATAGCAAAGAAGGTTATCAGGTTCCGATCCCAGCCTCAGTTCGTGCTGTCAGCGACTATCTTGGCAATGCTCTTGTAGCAGCAGCTGGCGCTGGTGGTGGTGCATATAACTATCTGGCTGGTGGTCTTGGAGATTTGCTTGTCAATGCTGGCGTCATGGATAAAGGCAATGCCGGACGTTTGGTTAATGATCTTATGGCAATGCCTGAAGCGTTTTCTGGAACGCCGGGGCAAGTTGCTTTGCCTTCGCGGGCTGCCCGTGAAGCTGGTGTTGTCGCTGAACGCCCGCCCTTGGCAGCGCCAGAGCGGCCTGTCCTAGCGCTTCCCGCGCCTGAGACCACCATGCGCACTGCTGCAGCAGAGATGCCAACCACAGCGCGTCCTGCTGGGCCTACAGCGGCAACTGAAGCGCCAGTGCCACCAAAGGCTGGTCTAGAGCCAACTGCTGGCCCGGCAGCAATGACTGCTGATGAAATAGCCGCCAAAGACTTTAATAAAATTATGCGCACAGCCGCATTGGGCGGGGCCGGATCGCAAGCCGCAAAAGAAAAACTTGCGCTAATGGCAAAGGTTAATCCGCAAGCACAGGCTGCGGCTGATCGCTTGGGCATTGATATGCCGCCGGATGTTTGGGCAGATCACCAGCAACTTCGTGCTGCGGTCGGTCTTGCTCGATCACAGATTGGATCGAAGGCGCAGCAGGATTGGACAATTTCGCTTGGGAATGCTGTCGACAAGGCTGACACCGCCATTGAAGCCATTGATGGAAGCCCAGACCTGTCTGCCATTTCTGCTGACATTCTAAACAACCTTCAAAAGACGCGGGATAACCTGAAGAAAGAGGCAACCTCGCTCTATGGTCGCGTTGATGCGAAGATTCCAAACAGCACACTTGTTGATCCATTAAATAGCGTGAAATTGCTTAACCAACGCATCAATGATCTTGGTGGTGCTGGAGCGCTTAAGGGTAAAGAAAAAGAGCTGTTTGACCTCGTTACAAATCCAGATGTGCCATTGACATATGCTGGCCTAGTTACGCTGAAGCAAGATGTTGGCCGGGCATTAGAAGGTCGTGGCGGCCCATACACTGATGTAAACGATGCTGTTCTGAAACGTGTCTATGGCGCTTTGGCAGAGGATCAGCTTGCTGCCGCTGCAACCATTGGCGGTGATGAGTTACGCCAAACTTTGCGCTTGGCAAACCAAACAACTGCAAAGCAAAAAGCGCTTGAGAAACGTATCACGGGCGCATTTGGGAAAGACCTTGATGGCAGCATTGCAACTGCCATTCGTGGGTCGATCACAAGCGGGCGGCGCGGCGATATTGCTGGACTCAACAGAGTGCTGAAGACTATTCCGCAGGACTTGCAGCGTGAGGCAATGGCGTCTGCTATTGCTGCGCTTTCAAGGTCACGAAGGGCTTTGGCGGGTGGTCTAGATCAAGCAGGTGAGGGGATCAGTGCGCCGTTCAGCTTTGCGGAATATGCCAAGTTGTATCGTGACCTTCGACAGAATTCTGTTGTTTATGGAAAAATTGCTGAGACGCTTGGAGAGGATGGACAGAAGGTTTTGCGCGATCTTTATGATGTGTCAAAATATGTCAATGATGCATCTGCAAAGATAGTTGGAACGGGTGCGTCTAACCAAGCACTTCTTGGCGAATTGAATGCCCAAGGTTGGGTCGCAGCGGCTATGAACTCAACACTTGGTCGCCGGGCGACGCAAGCGGCTGCGGGCGCTGCGGGCGCTGCCATGGGATCGCCATTGGTCGGGGCAGGTGTTGGCGCTATGGTTGGCGTGCTGACGGATGTTGGCAAGAAAAATAACGCTATCGCAATGGGCGATATGTTTGCATCTGACGCTTTCAAAAACGTAGTTGCTCAGGCTGCTGCTGGCCCTGTTTCTAAACGCGCACAAAGCCAACTAGTTGCTGATCCAAAATTCAGAAAATGGACAAAAATCGTTGGCATCACTGATCCTAATGCTTGGGTGCAGGGTGTAATCTTGGCAACAACAGCTAACCAACAAGCATCTGAATCGGAACCCCGTCGATGATGCTATCCAAACACCCCATTTTCGTGTTAAATAACACGCAAGGAGATCACAAATGACGCTGACGCAGCTTGCACCGCCCTATCCGATCTTCACCGACAAGAGCGGATCGCCGCTCGATAATGGCTATCTGTATTTTGGGACGGCAAACCTGAACCCAGAGACTAACCCAATCACGGTCTATTACGACAGTGCGTTGACACAGCCTGCAGCGCAGCCGCTGCGCACATCTAATGGCTATGTGATGCGCAATGGCTCTCCAGCAGCTATCTATACCAACGGCTATTTCTCAGTGACTGTGCGGGACAAGAACAAGGCTATGGTGATCTATTCACCGTCTGGCTATGGTATCACGCCCGGCACATCTGCATCCCTCACAGATCAAATGACATATAATGAGGGCGGAACAGGTGCAGTCAACCGCGTTCTCACATCGCGTTTACAGGATTATGTATCTGTCAAAGATTTTGGTGCAGTTGGCAACGGTGTAGCTAACGATACTGCCGCAATTCAGGCTGCATTGGCGTCAATTCCATCTGGTGGCGGAACAGTATTTTTTCCAGCAGGAAATTATATCATTGCGTCTGGGCTTTCTCTTACCAACCCGACATCTTTGGTAGGTGAGGGAAATAGCCTTACTGGTGGTGTTCTTGGGCGGACAACTATCACAAAGTCAGCGGCTATTTCTGGGCCAGCTATTTTGCTCGACAAGGATGGGTCAACCATTGATGGAATCCACATTCAAGGCATCGCAGGCAACACTGGGGACGGCATCCAGATTGCTGCCGGTCGGTGCAAAATAACAAACTGCTCAGGCCACTATATGGGGCAGGATGCTTTCCGTGTTGGAAATACAGCGGGGGCAAATGTCAACTGTTTCCACATTGAGCGGTGTTATGCTCGTTCAAATGGTCGGCATGGTTTTTACATCCATGATGGCGTTTTCCCACCAAATGCAAATGCTGGTATGGTGATAAACTGTGAAGCTGGATTAAATACGCAAGACGGTCTACGAGTTTACCAAGCATGGTTTAACACTATCATCGGATTTACCGCACAGTTAAATAGCGGATATGGCGTTTATTTCAAAAATGATGGCGCATCAGCTTTTACCGGGGCAAGGTGGAACGCGCTAATTGGTGGGGATCAAACAGAAGGCAACACGCTGGGAAATGTTCGCAATGATGGTTATATAAACCGTTTTTATGGAACAGACTATGCAAGTTTTGTAGATGCAGACGCGTTTCCAAGTGTTTTTAACACCTTCGAAACAAAAATTCTCGGCCCAGAGTTCCCAAAGGGTGATGTGTATCAAACGCTTGCGTCAGGTTTTTCTGGGACAACATTCTATCCATTGGCTGTGCGAAACACTGCAAACGCCTCCAATGGACGGGGTGTTGGCATTGAGTTTCAGCCGCCAGACGGAACCAATAGCTATCGTGTTGGCGGGCGTATCCGGTCACAGCAAGTTGCTGCAAGCAAAGACTCAATGATATTCTCCGTCAGTGATACAGGATCTCAGGTTGACCTGCTATTGCTCAATCCAAACGGCGTATCCGTTGGACCAGCAGCAAACAATACTACAAAGCTTGGAACAGCGAGCGAACGCTGGACTGAGGTCTTTGCTGTCAATGGCACAATTAACACATCTGACGCACGCAAAAAACAACAAGTGCGTCAGATTTCTGATGTAGAACACTCTGTTGCTGTTCGATTGAAGGGTCTTTTGAGAGCGTTCAAATGGACTGATGCTGTTGAGGAAAAGGGCGAAGATGCTCGTATTCATGTTGGCATCATGGCCCAAGATGTGAAAACAGCATTTGAGGCTGAAGGCCTTATTGCTGAACATTACGGTGTGTTCTGCTATGATGAGTGGAATGCGGAATATGAGCCTGAATACGAAGAAGTGAAAGTTGACTACCCAGAGATTGGTGAAGTCACGGAATATGTTGAAACAGGAACTATGAAGCTAGTCAGAGCGGCGGGCAACTCTTACGGCGTCCGCTATGACCAGCTTCTTGCGTTCATCATCGCAGCTATTTAGGAGGCCTATTGATGAGTATCAGAAATCTAGGCGGAGTGTTCGGAAGAAACCCGCAGTTTGGTGACGTTTCGGCGTTAAAGTTAAATGTGGACAACATTCAGGTTGATGGAAACACCATCAGCGCTACTGACACGAATGGAAGCCTTACTCTTGCAGCAAATGGGACTGGCCTAGTTACAACTGCGTCAGTTCTTCGCACAACATCAGTTTTGTCTTTGTTCAGTGGCAGGGATTGGCGATTATCCTCAACAAGCAGTATTTTTACAATTCGAGACTCCAGTGCAGCGTTGGATCGTGCGACCTGCGGACTTACTGGGCTTTGGAGGTTCCATGCTTATGGTGCTGGCACTGCAACATTTGATGCGAGCGGGAATATCAGTTCAGTTTCTGATGAACGGTTGAAAATTAAGGATGGTGTTCCTGAAGATCCTGTTTCGATGGTGATGGCTCTTAAACCGGGCTATTACAAGTGGAACCTGCCAGAAGACGAGATTGATGATGATGGCAACGCCATCACGAACCCGATGCGGGATCGGCGTGAACTTGGTCACTATGCTCAGAACGTCCATATTGCTATTGGTGAAGAAGCTGCTCCAACCCCAGAAGCTGATAAGCCCATGGGCTATTATGACCGTTCGGTTGCTGCCGTCCACACGTTGGTAATCCAAAACCATGAGCTTCGCATTGTGGAGCTTGAAGCAACTATCGCCAAGCTTTCTGTAAAGCTGGCTACGCTAGGCAATTAAAAGGAGGGCATCATGCCAAGAACGTCAGTATCAATCACAGCGCAGAACACTTTTTCTGATCCAATCAGGATTGTGGGTAGTTTTAACCTTTCTATCAGTGGAACATTTGTAGCGAATGTGATCGTGCAGCGTTCTGAAGATGGAACAACTTATCGAACCACAGATACATGGACGGTGCCATCTGAAGAAGTTGGATATGATCCAGTTTCAAACTTTTATCGAGTCGGCGTGGCAACAGGTGGATTCACGTCAGGCACAGTTGTTGCCTCCATAAACGGCTATGACATCTGGCCACCGCGTATCTAAGATGAGCAGCATCCTGATCACCCCGCAGGAACTTGAAGACATGCTAAACCGTGCAGCTCTTCAGGGAGCAAAGAAGGCGCTGGAGGATTTGGGATTGCATGACGATAGTGCTTCTGATGATCTCAATGAGATCCGCAGCTTGCTATCGTCATGGCGTGAGACGCGCAAAGCGATCTGGGCAACGACTGTAAAGATGACGACAACGGCAATATTAATTTTCATCAGTGGCGCGGTTTGGATGACACTCAAAGATAGGGTCGGCCAATGAGACCCATCAGCGAAATCATCGTTCACTGCACTGCCACCCGTCCAGAATGGATGGCAGTACGACCCACCAGCGAGAAGGTGGCAGAGGTGCGGCGCTGGCATGTTGAGGATCATGGCTGGAAAGATAT